ACAAACCGAAGCTGCATCTTACTCTCCAAATCTACCTATCCCCGTCGATTATTCCTATGATAACAGGAAAGTCCAAGCGGTGATAGATCGATTTGATTCCAGAACTATTGATGGTGATCAGTTGACTTGTCTCGCCAAGGTCATATACCACGAGGCTAGGGGTGAAACCCAACAAGGTCAACTTGCAGTAGCTTTGGTCACCATCAACAGAACCAAATCAGGATTGTTTCCTGATACAATCTGCAAAGTAGTCTATCAAAAGGGTCAGTATCAATGGACGTGGCACAATCCACCCATCTATGATAAAAACTCATGGGAAAAGGCCTTGACACTTGCAAAGTTTGTGATTTTAGAGTACAATCAGGTTGTTGATCCGACTTATGGGGCTCTCTATTTTGGTAAAAGTTACAATAAAAACCAAACCATTAAAATTGGGTCACACTATTTTGTTCGGCAAACAGGCACCCGTACCTTTAACATGGAAATTGAGAATACCGGGGGCCTTTAAGAAAACACCAATAAAAAAGAAGAAAAAAATGGCATTAAGAAGAAAGAAAATATCGACACCGGGGAAGAAATACGCATTTATGGTTGGTACCACAAAAGGCCCATCAACAATACAAAAACGTTGGTTCGGTACACCGGTTAAAAAAGGTCCATCAACAAACAAACTTGCGGCTGATATGGGAGTAATCATCACACATATTAATTTCGTCGCTGAGGATGATCCAACACGTTTTGTCGTGGATAATGAAAGTCAAGCCTTTTTCTGTCATTTTGTTTTCCACATGACTGTAACAAGTGAAAATAAAGATTTTCGTGCCTTCATTGTGGAACTCTAATGTATCGTTTCAGAGCAGTCCAACATTCGACAAATGAGATAAAAGAAGCTTGGTTTGCTATTCCAGAACTTGAGAAAGCTGAGAATGATGATCCGAAAGATATGGCTCGAGTCTTCAGATTGAGGATATCAGAAAACCCAAAAGATGCTTTGATTGCTGAAAATGCTTCCCAAGCGTTCTTTATGTTTGTTGCTATGAAGGATGAGCTAGAGAAATTGGATATCAGACTTCTGGTAGAAGTAGTATCATGACAAAAAAAGAAATCAAGGAATTTTCCAGACACATTGAAATCGTGGCATCAAACAACAACATTTCTCTGATTGATGCTATCGTGGACCATTGTGAAAATAATAAAATGGAACTTGAAGTTGCTGCAAAGATGATTACTCCAAAACTCAAGAAGCAAATCAAGCTCCAAGCTATCATGAAAAACCAGCTTAAGATCAAGAAAAAACAAGGCCTTCCGATCTAAATCCTTGACAAATGACATTAGAAGGTGTATAAGTAGATATATATTATGTATTCTGTGAAAAACAAAAACATAACGATAATACAAAAACAATACAAAGGAATACAATGACTAATCTATCCGATCTAAGAAAATCAATGGCTGATCTAGACGAAGTATCCAAGTCGCTAGACCAAACAGCAAAGAAGAAATTCGAAAAGCCAGAAGCTGACCAACGTTATTGGAAGCTATCTCGCGATGAAGCAGGAAATGGTTACGCAACCATTCGCTTCCTACCTCCTCCAGTAGTAGACGGTGACAACGGCAAGCTTTACGTCCAGATTTGGGACCATGGATTTCATGGACCGCGTGGGCGCAAGGGTCCTTGGTACATCGAAAAGTCACTGACGACTATTGGATTGCCTGATCCTGTCAGTGAACATAATTCCAAGCTATGGAATTCTGGGATTGAATCCAACAAGGATGTCGCTCGTAACCAGAAGCGTCGTTTGAAGTATCATTCAAACATTTTGGTCATTAACGACCCAACAAACCCAGACAACAACGGCAAAGTGTTCTTGTTCGCTTATGGTAAGAAACTCTATGAGAAAATCCAGGGCGTAATGAAGCCAGCATTTGCTGACGATCCGAAGATCAACCCGTTTGATTTTTGGGAGGGTGCAGATTTCAAACTCCGTATTCGTCAAGGAAGCAACGACTTCCCAACCTACGAAGACTCAAAGTTTGAAGCACCATCCCCATTGCTTGGTGGTGATGAAGCCAAGCTCCAGAAGATTTGGGAATCAGAATATTCATTGAATGAACTGGTTGATCCAAAGAACTTCAAGACCTATGATGAGCTAAAGGCAAGCTTGCAGCGTGTCTTGGAAATTGCAGACGGTGGATCATCTACCGCTGTATCAGATGCTCTACCAAGAGTACCTGCTAATGCACAAAAGACTAGCATCCCATCCGTGGTCACCACAAAGACCGCAGATACCACGATGAAGTCATTTGAAGAATTGCTTGCTAAAGGCTAAAAGCCTTTCTTGGTGTTAGTGAGCATGAAGAAAACCCCGGATCAAAAGTCCGGGGTTTTTATTTAACTATGAGGGTTCAACATTTCTCTTTGGACAAATGAATCACCATTATCAAACTGAGAAATACGTGGATCACGCATATGCATCCCAGCGATAGAACCTGGAGATTGTGAGCTTTGACTGATCATACCACCGAGTGAACCGAGACCACCCATAATCTGTTGAGCCATACCTGACAGAGCGCCACCAATACTTCCAACGATACTATCAACTAAACCATCATTAGGATTTTGTTGTTGTTGTTGCCCATATGGGTCATATTGATTAGGCATGATAGAATTTGGATTATAGGTTGAACCTGGATTTCCGTAAGGGAAGTTCTGTCTTGCATTCACCATTGATGGTGAGTTGAACAAGCGTCTACCAACGTTCATTAGACCGTTAGTTCCACCTGCGGATGCATCTGCGATCAACTGCATAGGATTAGCACCGCCACCCATTCCAGGTAGAGCAAATGGATGCATTCTTCCTTGACGAAGATTTCCCGCTTGAGAGATGATCTGTTCAATGATGTTTGCATTAGGTGAGACAGCGGCACCACTCATTGATCCGCCATAATAGTTTGGTCCACCATAATTTCTTGTCGGATACATAGAGTTGTTGTATGTATTTCCTTGACCAGGGAAGAACGGTGGCGTTTGCATCCCGTTCTGATAACCAGGTGGATAAGAACGAGATGGATATCCCTGACCACCCATATAAGGACCAAACTGGGTGCCCTGTTGAGGAGTCATTCCCTGTTGTTGATTTGGTGGCATCAATGCGCTAGGAGGAACACCTAGCATCTGAGCGACAGCTTGTTGACCTTGGTTTGGCTGTAGTTCTGTTGGGTTTCCAGTAGCTTGTCCAGGAGCTCCACCTACCGTAGGTGCTTGGGATAGCTGAGGTGCTTGACTACCATCGCCTGTAGGAGTTGGAGAATTATCATTGGCAAGCGCCTGGGCATTAGCAATTCTCTCATTGACATGAGCGCCAGATGATCGTTCATATTGACTATCGACCACTTTAGCAGCGGTTGCAGCATCTTTACAAGCAGCCAAACTTCTTCCGGCTGATTGTTCTAGTGGACTACCTTGAGTTAGTTCCCAATGAACAAATTGCATCTGTTCTTTAAATGTGGATTGGTGAATATCTTTACCAAACACATTCTTGAAAACTGCTTGACGATCTGGATGCCATTGAGCAATACCATACGCTTGTCCACCATCGCCAGGTGGTTGTGGATTGGTTGCTAATTGAGATTCAGCTTGTAAGTTACCAACGATACCAGCGGCTTGAGCTTTTGTCCAACCGACACTCATGAAATAACTCATAGCAGCGGAAGGAGTTCCACGTTCGCTTAGATATCTCTGAGCGCCAGGAGCAGCAGGACTTCCTACATCTGGAGTAGTCCTGTTTCTTTGAGATGCGCTATTATCACCTGGACTATTTCCTGGTATGTTAGGATCAATACCAGGAGGTTTTCCACCACCGGTATTCGGTTGCAGGTTTTGAGGACCTGCTCCGGAAGGTGGCGGAGCATTCGGAGAACTTGGTGTAACGCCATTAGGGGTTTGTGGTTGTCCAGGAGGTTGACTTGGTGGTGTGATATTCTTACCAGTATCCAAATGTGAAATTTTACCAATTGTCGGTAAGGATAGACCAGTAAAGCTATTGATGCCCTTGATAAGTGAATTGATACCGCCAGTAATCGAGTTGATACCGTCGATTATGTCGTTTCCCCATTTAGCTATGATGTTCTTGATCACTTCAAATGTAAGACTGATAGCCGCCATGATACCAAAGATAATCTTTGCAATTAGACTACCTTCATCTTTGTCCTTGTGGTGTTTCTTATCCTTCTTAGGCTTTCTGAATGTAACTTTACCATGAACAAGTTTCATTCCTGGTGGTGTTGCTGTACCGTGACCAACTTTACCATTAAACAATGTCACCGCAGATGAAGGAGAAGCGGCGCCTCCTCTACCACGTCTTCTATGACTACGGAAAGAGAAACGGTTGTATGAATTAGCACCTGGTTTAGCGCCTGGTGGAATACCTCGACTTGGATTACCCAAGTCTTCAACACCATCATCTTGTAGTGGTTCTGGACCAGGTTCTTTTTGAGGTGGCATAGGATCGTTTGCAGGATCAAGGAATTTATCCTTTGGACGATATCTCTTTCTGGCATTAGCCAAATGCTTTGCAGCTTCAGCAGCAAGTTCTTCTTGAGTTAGTTCTGGTTGGTTATCATTTGTTGGTCTTCCTTGAGAGTCTTTGACAAACTTCTTCCTTCTACCGGAATGAGCCTTCATAGTCTCTGCAACCTGCTCCTCCGTTGGAGGTGGAGTATTGTCGTTTGACTGTTGGCGCAAAGCCTCTCTGACAAACAATTCCTTTTGTTTGGCTTTTCTGCTTTTCTTTCTATCGAAGTTCTTTAGGATACTTTGAGCAACTTGGCGTCTGTAACGCTGGGTTTCATGTTCTTTGGCACGTTCACCAGCTTCAGCACGTTCTGGAGCACCTAGATCAAATACTGGATCGCTATAGAATGGTACCTTGTCCAATGGATCAGTGGAATTACCAGGCTTCTTCTCACGAGGCTTTCTAGGTGCTCTAGGCTTTGGTGGAGAATATGGTTCTTCTACATCATCTGTTGTATTTGGTGGATAAAGCTTATCAATGGTTTCTTGAGCTTGTTGTTGACGAGACTTGAAACGACCTTTGTTATCACGACCAGGTTGTGCTTCTTTTGGTGCTTCTGCTTTCTTTTCTTCCACCTTAGGCTTCAGAGAAAGAATAGGTCTATCTGGCTTTTTTGGTGGCTCAGGCTTCTTTGGCTTATTCTTATTGGTCAGATCAGCAGAACGATCCCTCTTTAAGAAATCAGGAATATCCAGACCATCGCCGCTCACCGCAGGCTTTTTTGTTGCCTTGGATGCTTTATCGAGTGGTGATTTTGGTTTACCTGGACCTTTACCTTTTGCCATTATTTCTTACGATTCATCTTTCTTTGTTGTGCTTGAAGCTCTGCCGCTTTCAAAGCATTCTTTTCTTTTTCTTCTTTCAAGAACTTGGCCAATAGATTGACATAAATGTCACGCTCCCAACGTAACATATTTTCCAAATCTGATAGAGAATATTTATGATGTTGGATTAACGCAAAATTGGTCTCATAGAAGTTCTGTAGGTTGTCATGATATAGGCTTATTCGAAAAAACTTTCCAGACCCTCCAGCGTCATATCTGTATCATAACCACATTTGTCACAATGAAAGTGAGTTTTTAGGATTGTTCTAGGAACATTGTCCAGATAAGCTACCTTGATCTTGTTGAAGCTATCGCTGGTCAATGTCTGCAACCATTCTGCACCTTCAGCAATGGTGAAGTCTTTCTCACCAATTACACCGTCAGCGGTGATTACACTGTCAATCAATCCAGACAAATAATATAGAGACGCTTCATAAGCCTTGTTTACATCGGTGCCAATTTGTTCAAGCTTGACACTGAAAGATTCAACATACTCAAATGATGGATATTTGAAGTTGATTGTGATATCGTCAGTTAGCTTGATTGAATTAGCATGAAATGGTGGAAACTCCACTTCAATCTTCGTGAAGTCAACAGGAACCAGAACTTTATGAGAACATGGTTCCTTAAGTTCATTATCATTGTTCTTAGACACCATATTGTTACAGGTGTATTCAATTTCTTGGATTTCACCGACAGATCGTGCTCTAAGAGCCAAGTAAAGAAACTCAGTATCAAAATAGGAAAGATGCTCAACAAATTCTTCGTTGAACGTTGGATTCAAAGAACAATCCACCAATAGTTTTCGAATTGCTTTGGAATATTCTTTCTTATCTTCACTTAGGTTCGTCATGAAAAGGACTTTTTCTTCCTTAATGACGTATGGTCTAAAACGATAAATCAATTCAGGTTTTGATGGTAGTGGAACTTCATAATTTGGTAATGAAATAGTTGGAAATGGCATTATCTATCCTTAAGTTTATCTTATAGAGTTTGGTGTGCTTGGACCATTGACAACAGGACGTGTGTTTAGGTCTGTTACACGGAATGATGGATTTACTGCATGAGAAACAATAGGTGCATTGTGCGCGTATGCAGCAAGACCAATGATTGGTTCCCAATAGGAATAAGTGAAATTTACATTGAATTTCATGGTTTGACCATCAGCACCCCAGTCCAATTGAATAGGGTCAATAGAGATTGGATATAAATCTCTTAGACAGATGGCATAACGGATGCTTTGACTAGCTGGATCAGCATCAGCTTCATTATAGAGAGACATAACCAATAGATTAGCATCCACAACAATATCGTTCATGTATGCGTTGTCGAATGTCGCACCAGGTCCTTTGTAATCGGCTGTGTTCTTGATGCCTGAAATCCAGTCATCAAAGAATTCCTTTTCCGACATGAAATCACGAGCGATGAATGTTGCTGAAAATGGACCATAATCCAGCATTCCCGGCATCTTTGTAGACATTTTAGCACTATAACCAGGACGTTCGGTTGTGTTGATTGTTAATCCAGGAATATCCGCAGATTCACATAGATATCTTAAAGAACGGATTAGATTATCACCCTTTGGTAGATACTTCTCTTGGGCGGCTCTATTGGAGACACCTCCACCACCTAGAACATTAGGATATCCGCCAAGCATGAAAATGAAACGATTGGTGGGAATTGGCCCACCTTCTTTGTTCATTGTTGCTTGGAAATTGAATAGATGAGCGAAAGAACTAATAGGCATTAGCGATTGTACCATATCTGGTTGCGGTTTTTCTTGACAAAACGTTCCGCTGGTAGAAAGATGCTAAGTTCCCATTGGCTAGGCGGAATATATAAGAATGAAGATTGAACATGACTACGAAGATATCTCTTGAAACAGGGACGAAATTCTGCAAATTTGGAAGCACTTGAAAGCAACTGATATGAGATATTCATTTTGGTTGAATTATCCCATTTTGTGTTGTTGGTTATCGTCTCCAATTTAGCAAGTAAACCCAAACGCGAATTAGGAGGTAAATAATGCAAATTGATGCCGTAAAACCCATCGTGTAAATGGTCAACAGCAATAATAAGTGGAAAACGATCATAGAAAGGTAGTGTTTCTTTGTGTTTTGGGTCGTAGGAGAAGAAATACATCTTTCCGATTTCTACGCTACCCTTGAAATCTGTCCAACCCATTGTACCTGGCTTCATGATGTTGTTGGTACCAATATGAAGCTGCTTGTATTTATCCATCAACCATGAAGTAGCTTCCCTTGACTTTCTTGGGAAACCAAGCTTGTTCATGGTGTCTCTGATTTTGTCGGGGAGGTTGAGTGGAATATTTGGTTTTTTGTCTGCCATCAACTATTTATCCAGAAATTACTTGTTTCGCTCTATAAATAGCTTCGAGCATTAGGTTATTTTTCTCCACGAAGGAGTTCGTGGTAACGTCTTTACAAATAAGGAGAAATTCCCAACCATGTTCGTCGCAATACTTTTTAGCTGCTAACCACTTGGAACCATTCTTATAGTATCTTTCGAGTGATTCCATAAAGACCTTCTGTGATTGGCGTTTCTTCCTCACAGGCAAAGTCGAGAATTGTTCTGGCTTGATTTCGATCAACGTTGGAACAATTCTCCGATTTTTGATAATTCGGGCAAAGATATCAGGATAGTAACGATGTGGTGTTTTATCCAGCACATTGATATAAGGGATTACCAATTCTTCTGAATTCCAGCCAATAACCGTCGGCGCACCGTCGATCCACTTGAAAAACTCTAATTCCCAGGATGATCGATAAATGATGTTTTCAGAATTGCCGATGTATTTAATTGGATTTTTAGGCCTAAATCTGCCTTTTAGTGTATCTTTCATTCTAAATACTTATAGATAACAAATTAGGAAAACATGCCTCAAGATCAATCTTTTAGAGGGCCATTGGCAGAATTGACTCCAGTTGGTTCGCCAGACGCCGTAGAATCTTATTTCTATCCATCCAATCTAACCACAGTAACAAACCATTACATGCGTTTTGATGCCGCGATTTTTCAGGATTCGCGTTTCCAGCAAGGTATTTCTGGTGGGTTCAGC